TCTCAAAGCGCTTTCATGCTTGTTGTATGTAATGGGCCCATAAATCCCATCGTAAGGTTTCAGCCCTAACCAGTATTGCAACCATTCAACCATTGGTGAGTTCTCATACATCTGATATTCATACGTATATGTCCACCGTTCCACCATTTGCCAGTCAATAAAGTCAGGATGATTATTGTGGTCTGCCTTTGCCAATTTCATTGATGTTGATGACATTGCCACCAACATCAGGATGAGCGTTATCGCTAATTTCTTCAAAGCCTCCACCTCCTAACAACATCTGTCTCTTAGTGCCTCCTGATGTTCTTTCATAAGCAGTTTTGAATCGAGACTCCATCAAACCAATACTAGTTGCGTCACAGACTCTCTGATAGCCACCAATAGCGTCTAATGCCTCAGGTATTGAATCGTTAGACCATTCTGAAAGACGATTCCTTCCCTCCCGTCGTATTTTCGTCATGACTTCAGCCCATGCAGAATCCCAGGAAGAAGGTATGGCAACATTGTCATCAAACTCCATAGTTGTTTCTCGTATCTCCGCTATCGACGGGAACCAGCGTGATGTTTTGATAATCACAGCAGTTGCCTCAGCCAATGGTTCAGGTGGCAAGTCTTGTAGAGCCTGAATGTAGATTCTGGCTGTTGGTTTCGGGAGTTCTTTGCTATAGGCAGCAGTTAGAGCGGCCAAACAGGTAGCAGCGCTTTCTTTGGTCATTATTTCCCTTCTGGTAACGCTATCAGCTCGGATTGTTCTTCTTCTAGTATCTCTGAAATAACGCTCCAACTTGCGCCCATTTCGGGAGTTTTCCCCTGATACGCCATATCCCGGAATTGCTCTATCTTTGAAGCATCTCTCAATAACAAAGACAAATCGTTGTAAACCTTGTTTCTGTCGTTCCTACCTGTATGAAACGATGAGTTCTTCCAGCCAACAACAGCAGCAAGCACATCCTTTTCAGGATAACTCTCTAACGCTTTCTCAATCAGACGCTTACGTTTGGCATCGAGTTTGGTTCTATTAGGGTTTTTACCTGTTGCCTCACACCAAGTGTGGAATACCTTAATCACCTTTTCCTTCTGGTTAAGTTCATTATTAACTGTTAAAGGGATGACAGTATCGTCACCCTCAACGGTGACAATTTGGTCATTCCCGTCCGTGACAGTTTCACCACCCTCAGGGGTGTCAGTATTGTCACCCTCAGGAGCGTATAAACAGTACAGATCAGATGTTTGTCTACCAGCGTCAGTGAGTCGTGGAGTTACAGTCACCAAACCAGCATTTACTAGTTCCTGTTTGGCACGCTGAATGGTCCTACGAGATGTGCCTTCGGGCATCATTGCCTCTAATGTCCTATTCGATGGCCAGCACTCATGCTGACTATTAGCAAAACTGGCTAATGCTATCCACAACCTGATTGCTGTTCCTGATAGGGCTTTGCCATCATTGTCCACAGCGCTGAGGATGTCTATGGGGACAACTACTAGTGAATGCCCTTCCCATTGCCTCAATGGGGAGTTACTATTGCTCATAATGAATCTCCTTTGGTTCATTCCCCTCAAAATACCTATTTGAGACTCACGGCCACCTTTCCGCTTTTTCGGGTGGCCGTGAGTTATTTAGTGGAGACTCAGATTATCTCACACTAGTCAAACACACAAGACCTACAGGTCTTGACCTACTCGATCCCGGAATGAGTTGTCTTGTAGGCTTCTGAAAGCGTGATTAGTCCACGTATCGGAAACTGAATGCAGTTGAGTCAGCAGCGTTTTCTCTGCCAACTGGAACTCATTAGTCTTTGCTCTTTCTGACCATTGTTCCATCTCATTGAGCGCATTAATCCAGCCCCATCCAGTGTGTCGTATGCCTTCTAGTGATTCACTGGTTAGCCAGTGTCTCAGAATGCTGTCCTGACGTTCTTTGCGTATAGCAACAGCACGACTGCTGAGTTCTTTCCATTCTCCACGTGGATTCTTGGCTGATTTTGCTCCAAATGTTTTTCCTGGGACTGTGTTCTCTCTAATAGGAATAATGCTATTAACCAATACTTTTGCTTCGGGTATCTGAATATCTATTGCTAATAATCTCTCAATTTCCTCATCGAGTCGTTCAGCGTATGCCACAGCAATGTTCAAAGCCTCTCTAGCATCTCGTAATCTGACATCCATATTCTTGGAGTGTTTCAGAGTGAAAGTAGAGTTTTTCATCATCATCTGGACAGCATTATTGCAACTTGGCCTGAGTGGAGTATTTGCAAATCTAAGTCCTGAACTCATATCAAAGGAGTTCATAACAGCCAGATTTGGTTCAAATTCACCCGATTTAGGTGTAAAGGGTAAGGAACCTACCATCCAGCCAACAGCGCCCTGTCGTAGTGTGCCTCCACACAAAGGTTGCCATCCGGTACCAACTAGTTCATCTAGTACAGGAATGATCTCTCTGTGCTGCAGCACTCGATAACGGTCACCAACAAAGCCCAAAGGAGTCAAAGTGTCACTCCTGTAGGTTACTCTTTTACGAGGGAACTCAACAGGAACGTATTCCAGAGGGTTTGCTGGTAGCAGAACTGTTGCGGGAACAATTTCTACCTCATAGTCCATGCCTACAATCTGCATTGCTTCCTCAGTTGAGGTTCCATCAGGAACAACTTTTCCTATTGTTTCCCAAGGGGGAGTTCTTTCTTCTAGTGCTTTCATTAAAAGAACTCCTCTTGCTTTGTTTCTTCTTGCACCTCAGATTCCGGGAATGCTTCTTCAATGTCCTCTAACAACTGCTCCTCATGATCTTTTTTCATGTCGAGAGTGGCTATTGCTTGCGTAATCAAAGTATCTAATGACTCCTGAGGCAAACTATCTGAACCTCTTTCGCCCCATATCTGCTTTGCTAGTTCCTTATCTCCGTCACAAGCCTCTAACAACTGGTTCTTGGCCTCTACTGGAGTTATCCATTCTGAACCAAATGGGTCGTTTTCAAAGTCATCCTCAATAGTTTCTGCTTCTTCAACAACCTCACCATCAGAATTGACTTCTGCTCCTAGTTCTTCAGGAACGAGGCCTGCTCCTAATACAACGTCAGGAAACAGGTAACGACAGAGTTTAGAGACAGCACGCCAAGTCAGCATTGCATTCTGGTATTGTTTCCAGTTTCGTTTCCCTGCTAATCCTGCTGCTGTTGCGTCAGCAATACTGAACGATGCCTCATAGGTATCTCCTGTATCTGCACGTGTACCAATAGCAACAACACAATCAGGTTCTTCTCTGAATGTGACAGAATGACCAAATACTCTCACCAGACCCAACATTGCTTCTGGTCGTAGCGAAGCAGCGCCCTCGATAACGTGGTAGTTCCTCATGGATGTCATCACATCCCAATTGAAAGCACGACCCGCTAATCCTGCTGCAATAATGTCAGCGGATTTTCCACGATAGGCTTTTGGCACAATTGATGACTTCGCCAGAACGTCTGCTTGTTTGACAACGAGTTCAAAGTGAGCAGCATCTGACATTACAGCAACAGGCGCTTCTTGTTTAACTAGATCAGTCACAGTCGGCCTCCTGCACTTACTTTGACACTGGTTTCCCAGGACTTGACACAGAACTCATCGTCATCAATTCCGATTTCTTTAAGTTCAGTCCATCGAGGTTCAAATCTGAAACATTTCTGATAGAGCCTGTTTCGGCTTTCATGTATGTCACAGAGTTCACCCGTATCTATGTTCACTCTATGTTTGTTCTCTGCAGCAATCTTATTAACTGCCATGAGTAATCCTTCTCGGTCAAGGTCTTTACGAGTGGATTTGTTTACTCTCTCAACCGTGAGTTGTGATTTCCCATCAGGGTGTTGCACAACCGCCATTTTGTCTTGCATGTTCTCACCAACTGATGATTGCATCACCTTGTTGATGTACCGCAAGTCTCTCATTGCTAGTTGTATTGAGTGGCTTGCCACTATTTTTATTTCGGGTGCAAGGTTATCATCCTCGCATTCATTCATGAGTCGCCGAGTCGCATTAGATAATTCTTTGATAGCGGATAACACTTCTCCATCAATGGTTAGGTCATCAATCTTGTCATAATCTATATTGTCCGTCATTGTACTCTCCTCTCTATTTATTAGGTGTAGAACAACTTTAGGTGTCTCCTGTGACACTTTTGTGGCAATTTGGGCCCATAAAAAGCCTCTAAAACTCAACGTTTTTCAGAAAATGTACGAGCTGGGGCATGAATGAGTTGCAATGTTAGGTGATATAACCTATCTTTATTAGTACACCACTAAGAGCCATAGGAGGCCACAATGAGAATAATAAAAGGGACAGAGGACAACAAAGTTGTTACATCGAAACTAGCCATCACCACACACAAAGTTGATGAATTGCTAGGTGAGTCAGATACATACTTTACTGAGGCAGACAGAACATATGCTTGCCTATACCAGAATCATGTTTCACGCATGGCTCTAATTCGTACATATTCAACAGAAGAAGAACGTGAAGCACAAAAGCATGAAACTGATATGAGGCTACGCCAATTAGGTGCATGGAGAAGTGATGTCAGAAATGGCCGCAAAAACAATTACGTTCAAATCCACACATTCCTTAATGAAATTCATGGAGAAGGTTGGGACAAGTAACCATGACAACAAAAGAACAAATAGAGCAAAAGAAACAACAACCACACGACTGTTGGGACAACGCAGTCTTGTACGAAATTATTGATGAGGAAGGGAACTACTTTCATGGCCATGAGTGTGGCATATGTGAGGCATTCCTTTGCGCTAGTTAGGCTCC